ACAAACAAACTTAGGATTGACAGATAATGCTGTCTCCTTTTTAACATCGACACCTTAATATGGCTATTGAAAAATTTGCAGAAGACTTAGGTTGGACAGAACCAGAATCAGAACATAATATTGATACACAATCTGAGTATCCATATAACCATGTTATTAAAACTGAATCTGGTCATTTCTTTGAAATGGATGATACAAAAGACCGTGAAAGGGTTAGACTACATCATCGTTCAAAAACATTTTTAGAAATGCACCCCAATGGTGATGAAGTTCATAAAATACAAGGTGATGGATATGAAATTATTGCTGGTCGAAAAAATGTTTTAGTAAAAGGAGTTTGTAACATTACCATAGAGGGTGATGCTATATTAAATGTAAAAGGCAATAAAATAGAAAGAATCGAAAAAGATTATCGATTAGAAATATATGGTGACTACGATGAAGTTGTTTATGGCAATAAAACAATGTCAACCAATAAAAATTTAAATATTGCAGCTGGAGCAGGTTCATCATTTTTAGATGGTGCAGTAACCATTAGAACACCAAATTATGTTCAAATTGATGCTGATGTTGGAATTGATGGTGAACTAACCGCAAATAAAATAGCATCTGAAACTCGTGTTGATGCTGGAACAGGAATGAGAGCGGGACCTTTAGGTTTCGTTACATTATATGGAGGTGTTGCTGCTGGATTACCATTTGCTTTGCCCGCTCATGTTGCAGCTGCGGTGGGTGTAGCTGCTCCTTTTGGAACATTTGTATTAATGGCAGACACAATTAATGTATTATTACATAATTTACATACTCATGGAGTAATTAAACATTCATATACAACTTTTCCTTTTCCGCCAATGCTTGGATCAAGTCCTATTACATCTGTTGCTGGATTTGCTGGTGCTTTAGGTTTAGCATCATCATTAAACGGAGCAATAGCAGGAGTAGCTGGATTTGCTGAATCAGCAACAGCTGCTGGTAGTGGTGCTGTATTTGGTGCAGGTGAAAGTTTTGCCAGTAGTTTAACTGCGACTTAAAATAGGATTATAATATGACTACAATATATGGAAGATTGGGATATGATTTTGAAGCTCCCGAAAACATTAGAGATTTTTCAAATAATGTTATTGAACACTTAAATACAGCGCCTAGTCTTGTAAATACTTGGCAAGAAGAAGATATTGCCACAAGTAATGTTGGAGGATATTTTAAAAATCCTGTTGCGACAGTTACAACAAATTTAAGAAATCTTGCTAATACATATTTAAATGTTCCTTTTGGTAGTGATGTATTTCAAGGAAGCACGGCAGAAATTACAAGTTTATTTGCAAATACGATAGCTGATTTTCAAGAAATTTCTGGAAATACCGGATATGATTTTTATAAACACACAGACAGAATATCTGGCGCAATAACAATTGAAAACAGTTTACTTGAAAATGAAGATAACAGAGAAAAGCCTCATTATATAACAGCGAGCGCAACGGGTCGTTTAATGGTATATTTGGTTTATAAAACAGATGAAGTATCTAATACATCACCTGTTTTAGGAAATTTCACCAGTATACTAATTGGAGATGAATTAAATGCTTATTATAATACAATATCAGATTATTATGCTACAGTAAACAATAGTATAACTGTATCATCTACAACAGTAGGAACGCCTCCAAATACTGTTACTATTATAACACACACATCAAATTTATCTCTTGATGTTGTAACAAGATTTTCAACCGAGGTTGCTAATTTAAAAAATACTTTGGAAGTAAGAAGAATACATGATGAAAATTTTTATACTAATTCAGCAAATGTTTTAAATGATTTTACAACAGTGTCACAATTTAATTCTATGGGTGAGTTTCAACGAAGTTTAATTATAAATTATATTGGTTCAGATAAACTTTTAGAGCGAATATTGTGATAAATAGTGTATGGCTAGAATACCCACAAATATAGTAAGAGAATATAAAGACTTGGATCTAAGTTTCCAAGCTCATCCAGTTCGAAAAGATGTTAATAAGCACACAGGCGCTTTGGCGGTTGTTAATGCTGTTAAAAATATAGTTTTAACTGCTCATTATGAAAAACCTTTTCAACCAGATGTTGGTTCTAATATTAGAAAGTTATTATTTGAAAATCTGGATGTTGTTACAGCTGCATCGATTGAAAGAGAAATTGAACAAACTATTAATAACTATGAACCTAGAGTTAAAATATTAAAGGTTTCAGCTAATCCAGATTTTGATAACAATGGATTTAAAGTTGAATTACAATTTTCGATTGTTAATTTAGCAGATCCAATAACAATTAATTTATTCCTAGAACGGATACGATAGATGGCAAATCGATTACAAATTACTGATCTTGATTTTGATACAATTAAGAATAATTTAAAATCATATTTACAACAACAATCAGAATTTCAAGACTATAACTTTGAAGGTTCAGGTCTTAATATTCTATTGGATATATTATCATATAATACTCACTATAATGCGTATTATGTAAATATGGCTGCCAATGAGGCTTTTTTAGATACAGCCTTACTAAGAGGTTCAGTTGTTTCTCATGCTAAAACATTAGGATACATTCCTCGCTCATCATCTGCACCTAAAGCTGTTATTAATTTTACTGTTAATTCGTTGACATCAACACCTGAAACATTAACTATTCCTAGAGGATTTACTTTTAGTTCATCTTTAATTGACGGTTATTCTTATCCATATACAGTTGTTACATCAAAGACCGTTACAAAATCTAATACAAGATTTCATTTTGAAGAACTTGATTTATATCAAGGAAATTTAGTTACATATGTTTTTACATATAATCAAAATTCTAATCCAAAATCTATATTCACTTTACCTGATGAGAATATTGACACAACAACAATAGAAGTCTCTGTAAATCCTAATTCTGGAAATAGTTCAAGTGAAATATATAATTTAGTTACAGATGTATTGGATATAACTCCAACATCTAAGGCATTTTTCTTACAAGAAGCTCAGAATGGTTTTTTTGAAATTTATTTTGGTGACGATGTTGTTGGTAAAAAGTTAGAAGATGGTTCATCAATAACAGTTTCATATCTTGTTACGCAAGGCGATGAATCAAACGGCGCTTCGGTATTTGTAGCAAATCAATCTTTAGGGGGTTATTCAAGTTTTGAATACCAGTTGGTTAGAGCAGCTTCAGGTGGTTCAATCAAAGAAGATGTTGATTCTATTAAATTTGCAGCTCGATCACAATTTTCTACACAAAATAGATTGGTAACCTTTAAAGATTATGAATCATATATTTTAAATAATTATTCATCAATCGATTCAATATCTGTATGGGGTGGAGAAGAAAACACACCTCCAGTCTACGGTAAAGTATTTGTTTCTATGAAACCAAAAGATAACTATTTTATATCAGAAACAGAAAAACAAAGAATTATTGACGAAATTATTAGTCCAAAATCAATAGTTTCAGTTTCAACTCAAATATTAGATCCAGAATATCTATATCTAATTGTAGAAGCTGATGTTCAATACGATTCAACAAAAACAACACAAACAGAAAACGAATTAAAAACAGATATTAGAAGCTCAATCATATCATACAAAAATAGTAATTTAAATGAATTTGGTGCTAAGTATGTTCATTCTAAAATAGAAAATGCTATTGATATAACAGATAGAAATGCAATTGTTGGTTGTGAAACGATTGTCAGAGCTCAAAAAAGATTTAAACCTGTTTTAAATTTATCAACAAATTATACTATCAATTTTAATATTCCTTTACATAGAGGAACAATTACAAATCGATTGACATCAACTGAATTTAATGTATTAGATTCAAATGGAACCGTAAGAACGGTTATCTTAGAAGAAACACCTCAATCATATTCAGGAGTATCATCCATAACGGTATCAAATCCAGGAACAGGATATACATCTGAACCTACTGTAACAATTACAGGTGATGGAACAGGTGCAACAGCAAGAGCGGTAATAGTAAATGGAAAAATACAAACCATTAATGTAACAAATCGTGGTACAGATTATACTCGTGCTATTGTAACTATATCTGGTGGAGATGGATATGGTGCAGCTGCAACAGCTGTTATAGACGCTAGACTTGGTTCATTAAGAACAATTTACTATGATGGAAATGCTGAAAGGCAAATTGTAGCATCAAATGTTGGAACAATTGAATATGACACAGGAATTATTACAATTAATGATTTAAATATTTTATCTGTATCATCTTCAGATGGATTGGTTAGATTATCAATTGAAGCTAATGAGGGTATTATTGAACCCGTAAGAAACACAATTATAACTATTGATGAAAATGATACCACATCGATAGTTGTAACACTAACAAAAGCATAATCTTTGAATGTCTGATAAAAGAACTTCTGTATTAGTTAATCGTCAAGTTCCTGAATTTATTCGGGAAGAATACCCCCTGTTTATTTCTTTTTTAGAAGCTTATTATGAGTTTTTAGAAAATAAACAATCAAATAAAAATAATGATTTAACAAATGAATTAACCACATTAGAAAATATTGGTAATGTTGATGTATCTATAACAGAATTTGAAAACAATTTTTTCAACACTTATGCTGACTTATTACCAAAAAATGTAGCAGTCAATAAAGAATTCTTAATTAAAAATGTTTTACCTTTATATCTAGCAAAAGGTAACGAAAAATCATTTAAACTTCTGTTTAGAATGTTATTTGATGATGAAGTTGATATAATACTTCCAAAAAATAATGTTCTTCGTGCCTCAGATGGTAAATGGGTTATCGATAACATTCTTAAAGTTGAAACAGATATACGAAGTGTTTATACGGGTAATGGCACAACAACAACATTTGTTATGGCTCAAGAATCACCATTTACAGAGATTACCGTTTATGTTGATGATGTAGAACAAACTTATGAATCTGATTTTTATATTCTTAAAGAAACACAGAAATTAATATTTTACACAGCACCAACTAACGGTTCAACAATCAAAGTTGTTTATAGTGATTTTGATGTTGCTGTTCTTAATAATCGACAAGTAAGAGGTGTTACCTCTGGCGCAACAGCGTTGATTGAGCGTGCAGTAAAAAGAATTATTACAGACCAATTAAATCTTGGTTTCCCGTTTCAATTATTCATCAACAGTAAAACCCTTGTTGGTTCATTTGACCAAGGTGAAGAAATTGAAACCGATATTATTGTTGGTGAAACAGTAGTCACACTTAGAGCAGATTCATTTTCTATTGTTAATCGCATTAATGTTATTAGTGGTGGTGCAAGTTACAATGTTGGTGATCCTGTTTTATTAACAGGTGGAGGCGCAGCTACTGATGGTTATGGTGTCGTTGATGATGTTGTTGAAGGTTATATTGATGGTATTGTTGTTGGTTATGGGGGTGCAGGATTCCAAAACGGTGGTGATGTTGCCATTTCTGATATTTCACCTTTATTATTAGACCTTGCAATTGATGGGGTAGATACAACCGGTGTTGCCAATTCAACACTCAATACATACTTTGTTTACACCGATGTGATTAGTAATTATGCCAATGTAAATCT